CCCCGGCGATGTGGGTTGGGGGGGGGGGCGGGGGGGGGGGGGGGGCGGTGCGGGACGAGATTGTGACGCGACGGTACGGGGTTATGACGGGGCGGCGTGGGACGATGACCGGCATGCGGCGTGGTGCCTGTTCATGCGTTGGATGTGTCGTCCGGATTTGCGTTCCTAAGTGCGCGCCGAAACGACGACCGTGCGCACATAGGTACGCAAACAGGGCCATTTGCGTACCTATGTTCGCGCACTCGTCGTTTCGGCGCGCACTTAGGAACGCAATGGGAGGGGCCTACATTGCGCCGATTATTTGGACCATCGGCGGGGGGGAAGATGCGGGTCGAGTCCAATGGCCCCGGATTCGGTTGCCAAGGTCTACGGAACCCGGTGATAATTGAAAAACGGGCTCAGTCTCGGCCTATGGTATACTCAACATTTGTGCTTTGCCTTGGGCTGGGCACATCGGGCTGTAGCGCAGTTTGGTAGCGCGCCTGCTTTGGGAGCAGGATGTCGCAGGTTCAAATCCTGTCAGCCCGACCGGAGCCCTTGGAAACATTAGGTTTTCAAGGGCTTATTTTTCCGTCGAAAACAATCTGCATACAAATGCACACAAACGCCGCGGGATCTCCATGCCAGATTCACACGAGTTCGCGCTCGCGGAGGGCTCCGATCGCGTAGGCCACGTCGTCCAATCGTTCCGGCCAGAGCGCCGTGTAGGTGTTCAATGTGATGCTGGGAGAGGAGTGGCCGAGCTGCATCTGCAGGGTCTTCACGTCCGCGCCCTGGGCGATCGCGAAGCTCGCGTATGTGTGGCGCAGACTGTGTATGGTCACGCCCTCGTCCTCCATGCCGGCCGCTTTGACGGCCTTGTTCCATATCCTTGTCCGCCACGCGTTCGTCCAGACGTTCCCGCCACGGGTGGCACGGAACAGCCAGTCGTCATCACCCATGCCATCCATCTGCGCCTTGATCTGCGGCATGAGGAACCGTGGTATCGCGATGTTGCGGGCCTTTCCGTTCTTCGGGGTGCCGAGCATGCTACCGCCGTGCCCGTCGTCAGTCCATGTGCGGCCTATCCTGGCGCGCCGCTTGGCCGCGTCCACGTCACCGACCTTAAGGGCAAGCGATTCGCCTATGCGGCATCCCGTATAGGCCTGCCATCTGACCAGCAGACCGTCCACCGGCTTCCCGATCTTCTCCGCCTCGTCCGCGAGCAACTCGACCTCGCGGACCGAGAGGAACACCATGTCGTCGTCGGAGGCGATCTTCGGCACGGTGACCCTGTCCACAGGATTCTCACCGATCCACCCGTTCGAGACGGCGTAGTCAAAGATGCCCTTGAGGACGACTTTCATGATATTGCGGATGCTTCTCGCGCTCAGCGGCTTCGAATCACGTCCGTCCGGCAACGCGGCCGGATAACCACCGTCCATGAGCTGTCCGACCCACTCCTGCAGCATGTCAGGGCGAAGCTCACGCAACGTCATGCCACCCCATTTGGGCAGGATGTACAGGCGCAGCTCCCTCGCATACCGGCCTGCGGTGCCGGGTTTCAGATCAACCTTCGACGCGAGCCATTCGCCGGCCACATCATCCAGGACACGAAGCTCCTGACGAGGATCGCGGTAGCGTCCCCGCCGGATGTCGTCCTCCATGGCCGCGGCATATTCCTGCGCTTCAGCGAGCCTGGCGAACTGCTTCACCCTCTGCACACGTCTACCATCCTTGACGATGGTCCAATGACAACGCCAGCGCATCCCGACCCCATAACGGCTTTTACGCCACTTCTCAGGCACATTGGCCTTCATCGGATCGCGTGAGTTCGCCAAAGAGCGTTTGGCCGCGCGACTCGGCGGATTGCCATCATCGTCATTCTTGAGCCACAGATCATCAATGGTCACTTTCATGGCGCTTCTTCCCACATGTTCTTCACCACGGCGCTCGCGGTATTCGTAGACACAGGCGGCTTTTAAGTAGAGTCACGACAATCATTGAGCTGTACATCGGGACTCGAACTATTTTCAAATAATGCTGTTATAGAAGGCGGCGCACCTCTTCGCGAATCTGCTCAGAGTAGGCATAGATACCATTAAGCGTATCGATAGGCATGCGCTCGCAGTTTTTGTTTTCGTCGAAAACACCGAGATATTTCTGCTTAGTGTTGAAATAAAGACGAACAATTGGCTTACGGTTGTTATCGTCGAGGAATATTGCGCAGTATTTCTTTGCATCTCTCATCGTTACACGTTCCGGATCCACATCGCTGCATGCGATGGCTTTGATGATTCGGTAACCGGCGATTTCCTCCTCGGTGGTGACGATTCCATCGTCGTCGTTGCCGTCGGATTCGTCTCCGTCGTTTGTTTCCTCGTTTGCGTCTGGCTCGATTGTGTCGATCTTGATATCATCCGCGCCGAGTGCCGTCTTGAGTCGATCGTTGACCTGATCTGACAGATACTGCTTCAGCGCCTTCGCCACCAATGGCCTGAACTTCTCCATGACCGACGCATAGAACGCGCCTTCGTACACGTGCGAGGCGAGCAGCTTTACGAACTCGTCCGACGGCTCTTTGAACTCGTCGCCGACGGCCCTCTTGAGTGCACCTACGTATTTGAGCTCTTCGGCACTGCTGGCGATGGAATCAAGGTCGAACGCCGGCTTGGTCAGCTTCTGCAACGCCGGGATTATCGTCGGATCGATATCCAATAGATCCAGCACCAGGAACGGCTTCGAGTCCATGCGGTTCGGCTCATCAATGTCCATGTAGAAATTCCATACCTGGCCGTTGGTCAGAACACCGATGCGCGCGTTCGTCACCGCGAAATACCGGTACAGCTGGCTTGCGTTCTCCAAGCTGAGCGGTACGCCAATCTTCTTGCATTCGATAAGAATCTGCACTTGACCGTCATGCACGAGCGCGTAATCAACCTTTTCGCCTTTTTTGACCCCAACGTCGGCGGTGAATTCCGGCACGACTTCGGTTGGGTTGAACACGTCATAACCGAGTACTTGACCGATGAACGGCATGATGAACGCGTTCTTCGTGGCTTCCTCTGTTTCGATGCCCTCTTTGAGGTCGCGTACCTTTGCTGCGACCTGGTTAAGGCTCTCTTCAAATTCCATTGTTCTCCCTTCCTATCTGGTTTTAATGGAATCTTCGATTTTGATGCGGTCGGCCCACTTATCGATGTCGATATCTTCGTGAGATGTCTCAAAATCGCTTACAACTTCTGGGTCTTTGCTGAGTTCATCCGCATCGGCGATGATCTGCGCCAGAGGTGTTCGCAACGCCGTCGAAATGCGTTGCAATTGCTCATAATCGGCAACGGTGTTCAGTTCGAGGATCCTCCGTAACGTCCCGTAGGGGACGCCTGATTTCTCAGCGAGCGACTTTACTTTCAGTTCTCTTGTCGCCATTGCCCGTTTGATCGCTATCGACAGCGCCTTTGATTCGATAGTCGGGATTTTCTTTCCTGTTGCCATGTGTTTAGATTACGCCATTTTCCCCGTTTTTTGTCTCATATGAGACACGCCGAGTTTTGCATAAGGCAAATATTTATTTATCATGTCTCATATGAAACAAATAAGTCTTAAATAAAACTTTGGAGGTTTGGTTTGAAGCAAATTGAAAATGTGACATCTCGACAAATTGGTGATGTCCTCAAGAGCACCATAAAACACGCTGGGCTCACGCAGGATGAGGTCGGAATAAAGGCAGGCATTCCACGCAACAGTCTCAACCGCAAACTCAATGGCGGGACGTTCAACTTCGACGAGCTTGTCCGCATCAGCCAAGTCACCGGACGCAAGCTCTCCGACATCATCAAAGACGCCGAAGCGCTCGCCGACGCGCTGGAAAACGCGACAGCCAACAATGCCAACAGCAAGGAGGAGAACTGAAATGAACACGTCGTTCGATATCACCGACATCGACTGCGCGCCCAAAGAACTCGAGGACGCTCTGGGCGTGAGCGGGAGAACGCTCTTCGACCCCAGTGAGCATCCGATCCATGTGGACATATGGGACGGCAAGGCATACGTGACCTTGGCTGAAATGATCGAGCTCGAAGGCGACGCACTGTGCCACTTCCTGGCTATCGTCTTTCCGGCATCGCCATCGGCAGGCCCATACGTTCCGTCGCCTGCGGGGAATCGAGCCAACTGATGATGACATTATCCGCTCGCCCAAGAACGGCGGCGACGAACTCGAACTTGCGCGACGACCCCTTTGCCATGTCGCCCAACACAACCGGTTCGCACCCATCGGCCTCCAAGCGCACGTCATACGCGTCGAACGTGTTGTGGTTCCTGATCACGAACATGACGTTGTTCGGGCTCGGACTTGGATGCTCGATGACCCAGTCCGGAACGGACACCTTGCGTTCCAATAGATTGACCTGCCTATGCAGCGAATCCGAAGAGTCCCGCATGGCGTCCAGTTGCTCCGAGAACAGCGAGAGACGTCTTTCGAACCTTTCCGTATCGGTCCTCCCACTATTCGCGGCCCTTCTCCCGGTGATGACCCAACCGGCGACGGATACGCCGATAGTCACCACCCATCCAGCGATGGTCACCCATAACCCATTCATCGATTCTTCTCCTAACTGTTCGGCCCGCACGTCGCAAATGCGGGATGACACCGATTTTAGGAGAGGGCCGGGCGGTTCTCCTAACGCCGCCCGGCATCACACACGCAAAGGAGGCGCGTGATGGATGACAAAGAGGTGTTCGCCGCATTGGCGGCGGCGTTGAAGCCGATGAACACGACGAAGGACATCGCGGACAACTGCGGCATCAAGGAAGGCACCCTGGCGTACTGGCGTAGCGCGGGCATCGGCCCGAAGTTCGTGAAGGTGGGACGAATCGTCATGTATCCGAAGGAGCAGATGATCGCCTATTTCGCGCAACACCTGTACCAGTGCACGGCCGAATACGAGGAAGAGGTGGGCGCGTGATGACCGACAACGACTGGCGTACCGATACCCCGTGGCCTGACCCATGTGAAGAAAAGGAGGACAAATGAACGCCATCCGCAAAACCTGCGTCGAAGCGATATTCAGGGAATTTGAGGACCATGGCGACGCCATCAGTCCGGCCTGCGGCGACTTATGGGACGAAATCGAAGCAAGGCGTTCGCTCGGTCACATCGTCGGATACATCGACCTCGACGTGCCCGACATCGTGGACATCGTCATCGACACCATCAACAAGGAGCTGTGATGGAATCAATGCCTCTGGCTGTTGGTCAGGCACTGCTCGACTTCGTCGTTGCGACTGGCGCCGTGCTCCGTAGTGTAAGCGACGTGGACCGTCACACGACAGGATCCACGTCCGAAGTAGGTGAAGCCGGGTTGGGCGTTCAGACGGTCGATGCCGGCCTGGTCTTCGAATATCTGCTTGGAGAAGAACTCGCTTTCGAGCGCGACCTCTCCGAACGGCGCAACCTCGTCGACGTGCCGTTGCGCAACGGTCTGGTCTTTAAAACGGACGAACACGGACACGTCTCGTGCTATGTCGGGGCAATCGTTGACAAGGAAGACGGTCGATGTTTCTCCATCGTATTCGACCCGCCACTTGTGGACCGTCTGGTCGGCGGTGACGGACAACGCCCGCTGGCTGATCGAGTTCGCGTCTGCAGCTATCTCGTTCGCCTTTCCTGCAAGGCGGTTGGCCTGCTCGGCGGCATGCTTCGATTCGACGGCGATCCGGTTGGCTTCCTCAGCCGAGCCGTTCGCCTGCTCCGAGAGCTTGTTGCCATGGCGCGCCTGGAACAAGGCGACACATCCGGCGACACCGCCAACCAATCCCGTGATGGCGCCAACGACGCCGGTGACCGCATTGATGTCCATTCCACTGATTCTAAAGCGGAGGCAAAACGATGAAAGCTCTTGCCCGCATCATCCTGCGACAGCTGCTGTTCGCGCTCTGGCTCGCCGCCATGTGGGTGCTGTATTGCACGCCGGCGTGCACGCACCCGATCGAACATCTCATCGCCGCGCCGTTCGCGGTGCTCATCCCGACGGCCGTCATCATGCGTCGCCTGTGCTCCGACCCCCGCTTCATGCGATGGCTGGACGAGCAACGGCAGTGACGGCAGTGAAGGACTTGGACGGTTCCGCACACATTGCGGCATGGACGTGGTTCGTCATGCGCGGCCATGCCGGAACCGCCCGCGCGTCAAGGAAAAGACGTTAAAACCAGCCGGACGGGTCATCTTCTCTCTTCTCCTCCCGTCCGGCCTTCGCCGGGGCCCGCGAACGGATGCGGGCGCCATGGATCGGCGTGTTCAGGTCACGCCGGCGGATGGATGCGCGGTTCGAATCCGCGCCCCGGCACGACATCAATCCAAAGGAGGCAAACGTTGCCAAGCAAAACACCAAGCAGGCCGGAAGGCGAGAAGTGGTTCGAATGGCCGCTCACACCCGCCAGCGTCGGCATGACGGCCGCCGAACTGATCGGCGAACTGTACGAGACCATCAGCGCGCTCAACCGCGACCGGGGCTGGAACCTCACCATGGTCGCGCCGGCGCGCTTCGGCGAGATCGTCATCGACCGCGAGGCCGGATGTCTGCGCGCGAAATGCGCGTGGAAGGCCAAGGATCCAAGCCAGCTCGGCCCGGAACCGGCCGGATATGTGAGAGGGGAGTGACATGGCCATCGGGGAGACCGTCATCACCATCGTCGGCAACCTCACCGCGGATCCTGAACTGAGAACCACCGGCCAGGGCGCGCAGGTCGCCAGCTTCACCATCGCAAACACCGCGCGCGTCTATAACAAGCAGACCGGCCAGTACGAGGATGGGCCGGCGTTGTTCATGCGCTGCTCGGCATGGCGTGACATGGCCTCGCATTGCGCGCAGAGCCTTGCGAAGGGCATGCGCGTAATCGCGCAGGGACGCCTCCAACAGCATTCCTATCAGGCGCAGGACGGCACCAACAGAACCGTCATGGAACTGCAGGTTGACGAGATCGGCCCGAGCCTGCGCTACGCCACCGCGCAGGTCAGCCGCATCAGCCGACAGCCGCAAGGTCCCGTCTACGGCAACCCCGCCTCTCCACAGCCGACGACCGTCAACACCGGCGCCGGCGGCTGGAGCCAACAGCCGCAGCAGACGCAACAGCCCACGCAACCGGCTCCGCCTGCGGATGATCCGTGGAGCGCGCCGACAGACGGCCAGTCATCATTCGGAGAATTCGGCAAGGCCGACGGCGAGCCGGACTTTTAAGGACAAGGAGCATCAATGAAAGCCACAGAACAGCAGGCGCTCATCCCGCAGGAAGCCACACCGGACCTGCTCATCGACCTCATCGGCAAGACGCAGCAGGTCACCAAGGCCGCGGCCGTCGTGCTCAAGGCATGCCGCAACGTCATGGACACCAAAAACAAGCAGGAGCACATCGACAAGTGGGGCGGCATGCACGCCATCACCGAGGTCGTGTACGACTGCGCAGACCTCGCCCAGCGCATCCTGGACGCCGGTCTGGCCATGGAGAGCATGTGCGCGAAGCCGGCCACGTCACGGCAGATGATCCTCATCGACGACCTGCGCCGCAGTCTCGACATGGACGATGGCGACGTGGAGGCGACCGTCGATCCGGACACCGGCGAGATCGACTGAACCACAGGAAGGAGAAGAAGAGATGTGGTTTATTGTCGACGACCAGATGGCCGACGACAGGCGCATCCGCCGCCTGCCGCTCGCCACCGTGGGACTGTGGGTCAAACTCTGCGTCATCCACTCCAAGGGCATCTCGATGCAGGCCAAGGACCCGGCCGCGTATCCAGGCCACTTCGACAAGCTCGACCTCAAGGACGCCGGCGGCACCATGAAACAACTCCAGCAGCTCATCGACATGGGGCTCATGGAGGAGCACGGCGGCGGCTGGAGGCCCGTCTACGCCGAAGGCATCTGCAAGGAACCCAAGACGCTCACCGAGGAACAGCGCGAGGCCCGGCGCAAAGCCGGAAGCAAGGGCGGACGGCGTAAGGCCGCCAACCAAAAGGCCAAGCAACCGTCTAGCAACTTGCTAGCAAACAGCCAAGCGAACGGAGAGCAAAACAGTAGCGAGACAGGTAGCGAAACGTCTAGCAACTTGCTAGAGGACAGCCAAGCAAAAACATGGCATAAAACCGATACCTATACCGATATACCCTCTCCGACCCCTCCCGCCAGCACCTCGAAGCAAACCGATACGCCGGACGCCGGCTTCGACCGTTTCGCCGAAGCCTATCCCGGATCCGTCGGCGCAGGCCGCAAGACCGAAGCCGAAGCCAGAGCCCTGTACGCGGCCATCGCCGGAAACCCCGTCGAACTCGGCCGACTCCAGACCGCGCTCCGCCGCTACAAGCGCGCCGTCAACGACGGCCAAGTCCGTAGCGGCCACATCCCACGGCTCAACACATGGCTCCGCGACCAATGGGAAACCTGGGCACCCGAGCCAATCTCGCCGCCGCCAATCCACAAGCACACCTGGAACTGCGAACACGTCCACCAGCTCATGGATCCGCATGAGGACGAATACGACCACACCGGAAGCCTCCGCAACGGCAATCCAAGCGAATGGTGGAAGGCATGCCAGGCGTGCGCCGAAGAACTCAACAACCAAGAAACCAGCAAGGAGAAGCAATGAGCAACTACCAAAGCAACCAGATCAAGCTCATCAACACGAGCCTCATCGACCCACACCCGGACAATCCACGCAAGAACATCGGCGACGTGACCGACCTCGCGGACAGCATCAAAACCAACGGCCTCCTCACGCCCCTCAGCGTCGTACCCAACGGCGAGCGCTATCGTGTCATCGCCGGCCATCGTCGTCTCGCCGCATGCAAGCAGGCCGGCACCGGAGCCGTCCCATGCTTCGTACTTGACCTCGACCCATTGCAGCAGTTGGAGGCCATGGTCACCGAGAACTGCCAGCGCGAACAGCTCACCGTGTTGGAGGAGGCCGACGCCATCCAGGGCATGCTCGACCTCGGAGCCACCACCGCCGACGTGGCGCACAGGCTCGGCAGGAGCGCCGACTACGTGCGAGACAGGGCCAAGGCCGCCAGCATCGACAACGAGGTCAGAGCATCCCGCGACGATTTCAGCCAGCTCACCATCGGCCAGCTCGTGGCCATAGCGCGATACGACGGCCGTCCGGATCTGCAGAAGAAGCTCGCGCAGGCGGCCGGCACCTCGAACTTCGACTACACCCTCAGCCGCATCGAACGCGATGAGAACGACCGGCAATGGATCGAATCGGTCGCCGCGCTCCTCGTGGAGTCCGACAACGGCATCAACCTCATCCCCGACCCCGAAAAGCCCTACAGCGACCCGGAATGGCGCTACGCCGGCTGCATGTTCCCATCCACCGGCACCCCCGAAGAAGCCATCGAGAAGATCCGCGAACTGAACCCCGCAGCCGTATCCATCCACACGGTCTCGCAGCAGGTCTACCTCTGGACCCGCCGCGACAAGACCGCCGACGCCGAAAAGGAAGCCCGACGAGCCGCCGAACAAGCCGAACGCGACGCCCGCAGGCACGCGCTCGAGGAATACGCCGCCGCATCCGCAGACAAGCGCATGGCATGGCTCCACGGCCATCTCCACGGCATCAAACGCGACAAGCTCGTCGAAACCACGGCCCGGCTCGGACTCCTGCAGACGATCGACCCGGACCCGACCGGCTTCACCAACGCCTTATCCACTTGGAACGACGCCGCATGCGCCCAGAAACAGTTCGCCACCATCGCCGGCATCAAACCGGAACAGGCGCTCGCGGAACTCCACACGCACCTCGACTCACCGGACTGGCCGACATACGCGGTCATGATCCTCACCGCCAGAATCGAATGGTTCATCAGCCCAAATGACTGGGACTGGAGTGGCGACGACAACGTCAGCCGCCGCATTCCCGGCTATTACCTGATCCTCCAAGACCTCGGCTATGAGCCATCCGACGACGAGACCGAACACCTCGACCAGCTTGTTGCCGCCATCACGGAAGAAGACGAGGAGGAAGACGAATGACCAAGGAACAGATCAACAGACTCGCCCAACTCATCACCGACACCGCGGAAACCGCGGCGAACATCGAACTCCAGGCGCTCGCCGGCGGCAAGGCCGATAACGGCATCGCCGCGATGGCCTCCGGACTAAGAACGAACTGCACTTCATGTCTGGTGCTGGTCAACGGCCTGATGCAGGAAGGAGCGCGTTGTGAGTGAGTTCGAGGACTCGAAGCGCATCGCTTTGGAACGCCAGGGCTGGCATTGCCTGCGCTGCGGGGCGAACATCCACGATCCGTCACGATGGCCTGGACGCTCCGGCCATCACCGTCAGCTGCGGCGGGCGGCGGATCCGGATGTGCGGCATAGTCCCGTCAACATCGTCGAGCTGTGCGGTTCTGGCACGACCGGCTGCCATGGGTGGGTCCATCAGCATGTGAAGGAGGCCGAACGCCTCGGGCTGATAGTCCCGTTCGGCAGGGATCCGCGCACCACACCGGTGCGCGACTGGCAGGGGATATGGCTCCGCCTCAACCAGGATGGCACCGCGACCCGTCTGACAGCCATGGAGGTCGCCACACTCGACATCGACAGGAGGGAAACGGAATGACCATTGACAAGCCCGACATGCTGCTGTGGATGGACGTGGAGACCACGGGGCTCGACCCGGACCATGACAGGATCCTCGAGGTGGAACTGCGTTGCACCGACATGAAAGGCGTGCTGTGCGTCGGCGGTTTCCACAGCGTCATCGGATTGGCGGAACGAAACGTCTCCATCACCGATGAGAACTTCAAGGCATGGTGCATGCACTGCGCCAACGGACTGCTCGAAGACGCTCTCGACGGCGGATATACGGAAGAGGCGGCGGCGAACGCGCTCGAGGAATACGTCGACAGCCTCGCGCAATCGTTCACCCTCCATCCGGCCGGCAGCAACCCGCAGTTCGACCTCGACTTCATCGGCCGACTCTGCCCGAACCTCCCGCTGCACTACCACCGCATCGACATGGCCACCATCCGCGACAGTCTCGAAGCCGCCGGCTGGGACGTGAGGCCGGAAGAGGAGACGCCTGCAGCCAGCGCCCACCGCACCGGCACATGCCTCGACCGCGACATCCGCCAATACGCGCGCCTCATCCGCGGACTCTCCGAATACCCGGTCCGATACGTCGCCACGGAAGCAGCAAGGTGATGGACATCGCAGCAGTGATCCTCCTATGCGCCGCCATCCTGATCGGCTGGATGGCCAACAGGCCATGAACCGTACCAACAATGAAAGGAACCTCGGAATGAAACAGACCATCAACCACATCTCCAACCGCGTCGGCGACTGGTTCGCCACGCTGTTCGCCCTCACCGCGCTGCTGCTCGTGCCGCACGCCATCATCCGGCCGATCATCGGCTACGGCCTCCACTACTGGATCCCCATCCAATGGCTCGCGCTGCACGCCGTGCTCATCACCCTCGCGCTCTGCGTCGCGCTCGCCGCCTACATCATCGCGGACCGCACCACCACGGAACCACCGGAAATATACTGAAAGGAGCCATCATGGCAGACCAGGGAAACGTCCCGATCAGTCTGGAGACGCAGAACAAGGTGGCCAAGGCCATCTACCTGCGCTGGCATCGCAACGGCCACCGCCATCCACGCCCATGGAACGAGATGGCCACGGAGGACAAGGAGCCATGGAGGCGCGTGGCCAAGGACGCCATCAGCACGTTCTTCGGTTCTCCCGAATTCCAGAACCTGCTCGACGACGTGTACGACGAAGGCTACGACGACGCCGAGAAGGACGCCAAAGGCAAGAACGAAGGCGTGCAGTGAGCGTCAACGTTCCACTGCGCAAGTGGCGGTCGGCCGACCCGGCCATCCTGATCGGCCGCCGCTGCATCGCCCGCACCAACGACGACGTCGTCATCGACGGCCGGCTCGAACTCATCCGCCGGCCGGACGGCGCCGCCACCCTCCGCTTCCAGGGCATCGGAAACGACATCATCGACCACGATTCGAACACATGTTCCAACAGCATGGGCGACGGCATCAGAAGCCTCGCCATCTACGGAAAGGAATGAAACCAATGAGAAACACCATATGCGCTGCCCTCACCGCCACAACCCTCGTGCTCTGCGCCGCGCTCGCGGGATGCGGCAATGCGTCCAAGACGTCGACCCCGGCCCACGCCATCGCCGCCACCGGCACCACATGCTCCAAAAGGTCCGGCGACGACATCAAGGAATGCATCGTCACCCTGACCGACACGAGGCAAGTGGTCTGCGTCGTCTACGCGGGCTACCAGAAGGGCGGCTTGTCATGCGACTGGAGCCATGTGAGCGGCGCGGACGAGGAACCACGGTGAAAATCAGAATCCAGGACGGCGCCATATACATCGCGCCGGAAGACGACGAGGAACGCCAAGTGACCGAAATCACCATCAACACCCTGCTCAGATGGGTGGCGAAACACGACAAGGAAAAGAGGCAGCAATGAACAACACGGGCGCAGACATCGTCATCAGCGCGCTCGACAAGCTCATCGACCAGGAACTCGCGGCAGTGCGCGCCGCATCCCGCGACGGCAACCGGCCGTTCTACGAGATTTCATCGACCCGGTATCACGCCTACCTCACCGCCAAGGATGAGATCAGAAAGGCGCTCGCCGATGCCGTGGAGGAACGGGATGGGTCGAATCCGTTCCTGCCGCAGCGTGACGAGTTGGTCACACAGGATATGCATATCTGTGATTTGTGTGGCAGGCGGTGCTCGAGCCCCGTCTATGCCGTGCATCTTGCCTATATGGATCAGGCGAAGACCGCCTCGGAGGTGTGCGCCGACTGCATGTGGCGGTTGAAGTTCAGTCCGGTCCGGACCATCTCGCTGGATGCCTACCGTCTTTTCGAGCAGTGGCGCCTGTCCCAATCGGAGGCCGACGAATGAAAGACCGGACTCCGCATCTGTGCCGGAACGCTCTCGGCACAGCCATCTGCGCCAGCAATGGCATCGGACCATCCCAGGATGCCGACCGGCGTATAGAGCATTGCGTCATCTGCGGCAGGTGGTGGAAGATCCACGCCGTCTCGCCGTACCTGACCATCTGGGCCGAAGTGCCAGCCTGGATGATCTGGCTGTTCTGGCACAGCATCTGGAAGACCGGCCATAAATCATCCCACGGAAAGGAACCGGAACAATGAGCGAGGAAACACTCGACCCGCCACTGCCGCCGATCGACGCGCGCACCGAAGCCGTCGCCGAACGCCTGTTCGGACTCAAATGGGCGCTCCGCAAGGACTCCACCGAAATCATCCACGAGGAATGGCAGACCGCACCCGAATGGATCCACGACGGATACCTGCGCCAAGCCATCGAAGTGCTCGCCACCGCCGACCAAGCGCAACCCGCGAGCGCCGACGGATCCGATTATGAGGAACGGATGCGCGTCGAATACCGTGAATTGACCGCTCGTGCCGGCAGGCTCAGGGACATGCTGCAGCGGTATGCGGATGGCACGCTTGACTTCGAACCCGTCTGTCCGATCAGCCTGTTGAGCAGGCAGCTCGACGTCATGGACGCATACGCCAATCTGCTCCGCTGCAGAGCCAAGATCGAACACGTCAACCTTGAAACCACCGAATAAGAAGAGAGGCCCCGCCAAGCCGGCAGAACCTCCAAGAAACCAACCACCATTCTAGCCGGAGACGGGATCACTCATGAACAAATGCCAACAATGCGGCGAACCAGCACAAACCACCCTCTGCAAAACCTGCGCCAAACACATGCGCCGACAAATCGCCAGTCTCGCCAAAACCATCCCCGAACTCCGCGCGCTCGCCGAACGCAAGGCGCACATTGGCGAGCGCTGTGGTGGTGTGCGTGGTGGTGAGCCTGGTCTGCCGGTGAGTGTGCATTGGTTGGAGGTGTATGAGGAGGCGGCCCGTTTGATGCTTCGGTTGGCTGGGTGCGTGGATTTGAAGTGGATGCTGTTGCCTGTCGAGGGGTGGCGTCCGGCGTATCGGGCGGTGTGCAGGTCGTGGTCGCGTGTGGTGTGTTCTCCGTCCGCGGGCGAGCTGGCCGATCGGCTGGACAGGATGCTCCGTCGTATCGACAGGTTGTGCACGCCCTCGGATGGTCGCGTGACCGTCGTGCAGTGTCCGGATTGTTCGGCGTCGCTGGCGGTGCCGCAGGGTATGCGGGATGGCTGGTGTCCCGCCTGCGGCGAGCGCCTCGATCTGGACATGCTGGTCTCCGGCCGTGTGGATGCCGCGGGCCGGGCCGTCATGACGTGCTCGCCTGCAGAGGCGGCGGACTGGCTGACCGATCGGGCCGGCCTGCGTACCACGCGCAAGCAGGTGTCGAACTGGCTGTCGCGCGGCAGGCTTTCGAAGGCGCGTCGATTGGGGCATGGCGTGTGGGAGTTCAACCAGGCCGAGCTCATCGAGGTGCGTAATCGCGCATAGTTGCGCATCCGGCTGAGTCCATGTATTCTGTAAAAGAACTTGCACCATGCCCGAAGGGGCTGGTGCTTTTCTTTTACCACCCAGCCCCTGTAGCTCAGCTGGCAGAGCAGCGGTCTTTTAAACCATGGGTCCTCGGTCCGAGTCCGAGTGGGGGCACCGCAAAAGGGAGGCGGCATGGACATGCCCATCGTCATCATCGGCTCATGCGTGGCGTTCGCCGCCTGTCTCATCACCCTATGGCTGATGCCATGAGCAACCCCCGCTACCATAACGGCCACCGCCGGCGGGAGGTGCAGGCATACTATCGCGCACGCCGCGCCGACTGCTACATCTGCGGCAGGCCAATCGACTACAGTCTGCGGCCGCCGGATCCATGGAGCTTCGTCATCGACGAGACCGTGGCCATCGCCAACGGAGGCCGCGTCTGCCGTGCGAACAGCGGGCCGGCGCACCGCTGGTGCAACGCTGTCAAAGGCACGCACACGCTCGAATGGGCGCGCGCCGAAGTGAAACGAAGACTCTCCGGCGGCAAACCCGCCGCCGCGTCAAGGCCGCGCGACTTCGAAGCCGCCGACTGGTGAAGCCCACGGGAGGATACCCCCCTCATCGTTTCGGAGGCGACCTCGTGTGCAGCGCCTATCTCTCTCCCCGCGAAAAATAATCGTCGCCGGCGACACCATCGACGGCAAAGGAGGCGCCATGCCGATCCGGACCTGCGCGCAATGCGGCCACGCCATGCCGAAAAACGCCAGCGCCAAACGAAAATACTGCTCGGACAACTGCCGAAAGCTCGCCAGCAAACACAGACACTCACCACAACACCAAACGTCGCCCACGACGCCGCCAGCCAACGAACCGTCGCCGCAGCCGACCGCGCCGGCCACATACCGCGACCTGCTCGAGGTCAGCCGAACCGCGCTCATGCGCAACCTCAAGGACTCGCACTGCCCGGCCACCGCCGTCGCCGGACTGAGCAAACAGCTCCTCGCCGTCGGCAAGGAACTACTCGAGATGGACCGGGAGAAGGAACCAGACCCGATACTCGACGACCCGGAGGAGATGGCAGATGGCATCGAAGACGAACCCTTCGACGCCGAAACTATCTGACGCCGCCCGAGTCCTGAACATCCCCGACGGCATCGCCACCACCGGCTTCGGTCGCGTCCGCCGCGTCGCCGACCGGCTCGGCATCCGGTTCGACCGATGGCAGGAGGGCATCGGCACGCTCATGCTCGCCAAACGCGCCGACGGCACCTACGCCAGCTCGGTCGGCGGCATCGGCATGAGCATCTGCCGACAGACAGGCAAGACCTTCACCGTCGGCACCATCATCGTCATCCTGTGCCTGACCACACCAAACCTCAAGGTCATATGGACCGCGCACCGCACGCGAACCTCGGCCGAGACCTTCAAATCGATGCAGGCGCTCGTCAAACGCCCCGGCCTATCACGACACTGCAAAGCCATCCGCCAGACCAACGGCCAGGAGGAGATCGCCTTCGCCAACGGCAGCCGCCTCCCCCTCCGCGCCCCCCGACAAGGCCTGGCGAGCATGGGAGGGTACCCCCTCCCCCACCGCCAGCCGCATCCTCTTCGGCGCCCGCGAACAAGGCTTCGGCCGAGGCTTCGCCGCGGTCGACGTCATCATCTTCGATGAAGCGCAGATCCTCACCGAAAAAGCCCTCGAGGACATGATCCCGACCGCCAACGCCGCGAAAAACCCGCTCATCATCCACATGGGCACGCCACCCAGACCGGTCGACCCCGGCGAAGTGTTCACCAGCCGCCGCACCGCCGGCCTCGCGCACGACCCGGACAGCACATGGATCGAGTTCGGCGCCGACCGCGACTGCGACACCGCCGACCCCGACGCATGGGCCCAGGCCAACCCGAGCTACCCGCACCGCACGACCGCCAACGCCATGCTCCGCATGCTCAAGAACCTCGGAGAGGACAGCTTCCGGCGCGAAGCCCTCGGCATCTGGGACCAGGACACCGAACACGCGGCCATCGACCCGGAACTCTGGGCACAGGCCGCCACACCGGAACGAGCATCCGGCGGATGGACGGCCATTCCCATCGACATGCCGCCACACCGCGGATGGATCACCATCGGCGCATGCCAGGCCTACGAGGACGGCACCGCGTACATCGACATCGCAGCTCTCAAAGGCGTCAAAAAACACGGCACCAAATGGCCCGTCGATTTCCTCGCCCGCCGCTGGCCGCACCTCGCCGCCGTCGTCATCGACGCCCAGTCACCGGCCACGGTGCTCATCCCGCCACTCAAAGCCGCAGGCATCGACGTGACCGTCACCAGCGCGAGCGACATGGGCAAGGCATGCGGGCGTCTCCTCGACATGCTCCAATACCACGAACTGCGCCACAAGCCGGACGTGCGCCCGCTCGACCAGGCCGTCGCCGGCGCGACCGTCCGCAAGATCGGCGTCGAAGGCGCGTTCGGATGGAACAAACTCGGATCCGACGTCGACATCAGCCCGCTTGTCGCCGCCACCCTCGCCCTGCACGGCGCCGTCACCAGCACCCGACGGCCGGGCGACGAACCAGAACAAAGGATGATCGAACTGCCATGACACTCCTCGAACCACTGCCGGCCACAGTCGCCGGCCTGACGCCCGACGAAGACGACGCCTTCCGCCGCCTCACCGCGAAAATCATCCGCCACCGCACACGCAACCGCATCCGCACCGTCTACTACAACGGCCGCAACGAACTCCACGACCTCGGCTACAGCCTCCCACCGATCGCCAAAGACGTGGAAATCGTCGTCGGATGGCCGGAAAAGGCAATCGAGGGACTCGCCAACCGCGTCGTGCTCGACGGCATCACCACCCAGGACGGCAGCGACCTGAGCAAACAGGTCAGCGACCTGCTCGACGCCAACGACCTCGCCCAGACCGCCGAAAACGCGCACACCGACGCCCTCGTCCACTCCTGCAGCTTCGTCGCCGCGCTCCAAGGCGCGCCGGACAGGGGAGAGCCCGCCGCGATCATCCAGGAGTTCCCCGCCGACGTGGCGACAGGCACATGGGACAGCCGCATCCACGGCCTCACCGAAGCCCTGCTCTACGACGTCGACGAGGACGAGACCTACGGCCGGCAGATCCGCGCATGCTACCTCATGCTGCCCGGCAAACTCATCGGATGCGCGATGCGGGACTGGCAGTGGAGCGTGTACGCGCGCACCGCATGGCATGGCCGACTGCCCGTCGAACTGCTCGCATACCGGCCGGACAGCAAAAGGCCGTTCGGCCGATCGCGCATCAGCCGCACCGTCATGAGCCTGACCGACAGCGCCGTGCGCACCTTCCTCCGCAGCGAAGTGCAGGCTGAGCTGTATTCGGTGCCGCCACGATACTTCCTGGGCGTCACCGAGGACATGTTCCGCGGCAAGGACGGCAACCTCAAGCCACGATGGCAGATCATGCTCGACCAGGTGCTCGCGCTGCCGCGCGACAAGCAGGGCAACCTGCCGCAGGTCGGCACGTTCACCCAGGCGAGCTTCGAGCCGCACGCCGCGCAACTGCGCCAGACCGCCTCGATGTTCGCCGCAGCCACCAGCCTGCCGCCCGACTCGATGGGCGTGCTCACCGACAATCCAAGCTCGGCCGAGGCGATCGACAAGGCCGTCAAGGAACTCTGCCTCAACGCCGAAAGCTGCCAGCGACGCTTCGGCCCAGCATGGGAACGAATCATCGCCACAGCCGCCCGCATCGCCGGCGACGGCCAGGCCACCGCGGTATCCAGCCAATGGCGCAACCCGGCAACGCCAAGCCGCGCCGCCGCCGCGGACGCGGCCGTGAAGCTCGTCGGGGCCAACATCCTGCCGGCCGACAGCGACGTCACCTACGACATGCTCGACCTCAGCGACCGGCAACGCCAGACCCTCCGGCGCGAGCAACGCGCCAAACGAGCACAGCAGGCGCTCGACCGCATCGACCAGACCATAGCCGCCCAGCAGCAGCAAGGAGCCGACAATGCAAACGGACAGCCAGCTGCCGAAGACGCAGGAAGCCCTGGACAAACGGCTCGACCAACTGCATGACGCCTACCTGCAACGACTCGAACGCCTCAAACTCGAATCGGGATGGAGCCTGGATTCGATATGGGGAGACGAGCACTGGTATCCGGACGACGAAAGCCGATGGGAAGCCGCCTGCAAAGAAGTGGAAAGCTACAATGACAAGGCGGCGCAGGCCGCCGCCGACTACTTCGAGCAGATCCGAAGCGAATGGTCGAACTACCTCGGCAATGACCTGCCGGACTTCGACCGCCAGCCACTCCCGGACGCCGGCCGCGCGGTCTGGAAACTCGCCGGAGGCTCCAACAACACCGACTATCCGGGACTCAGATACGAAGACGTCATCCCCGATGCCAACGGCCAGGTCCACAACAAATACGGCCTGCGTATCGACGACCTCTGGCCGAAACACGCGGACCTCGACCAATGGAAGACGTACCTGCGGCACGTCGTCTCCACAAGCAGCCGCATCGGCATGCTCGACCAGATCGGATCAGACCCATCGAAACCGCGATGGGCCAGGGTGCCGGTGGGGGAGACGTGCGAGTTCTGCGTCATGCTCGCATCCCGCGGCTTCGTATACCTGACACGCGAGACCGCCAGCCTCGGCGGCGGCTTCCACAACGGCCGATGCGACTGCAACGTCGTCCCGTCATGGGGAGAGCGGCACATCGCCGGCTATGATCCGGACACGCTCTACAGGCAATACAAGTCATGCGCCGACACCATATCCAACCTCACTACTCAGGACAAGTACAAGGACTACCTCTCAGCTCTCTCCGACAAGGAGAAGGCCAAAGCCCCCGAATACAAGAAATGGAAACGCGACCTCGAACTCGCCGAAATGCGATGGCGCGACCGCACGTGGCTCAACACCGGCACACCGCCACCGGTCGGTTACAACCCTCCGGAACTCCAGAGGAAAATATCAGACATCCGCCCGCACGAAATACGAACGGCGCAGCGCCTCGCCGACAACGGAGTAAAGGCAACCTTCAAGATCGACGTCAAGAAGGTCCCCAACGAAAACGGCAAAGGCACGCACGACATAGGATATGCGGACCTCGAAAACGGCATCGAGATCAAGACGCTGAAAAACACATCATCGACAAACACCATCAACTCTCATCTGAAATCGACATCGAAGAAACCGGACGCCAAAACGGTCGTCATGGACAACAGCGAAAACGACGGAATGTCAGATGAAGACCTCATCGCCTGCATCAGAAGATGCCTGGCCTTCCGCGGCGGAAAAGTCTACATCATCCGCCACGACGGAAAACTCACCAGAGCACGATAAAGGCCTCAATGTCACCAAATGGTGTCAATGAGACCTTTATCAGCATCAATCATAACACAGCCAAGGCTGGCTACCGAAGAGGCCGAACGGAGCCGACTGTAAATCGGCCGCGCCACACGCGCCACGCAGGTCCGAATCCTGCGCCAGCCACTCACCGCGGACCCCGCACGCCGCGTCGCTAACCGTGCGCAAAAACCAAAGGAGCACCAATGCACTTCATCCTCCGCCACCGCCGCAACCTCATGCGCCACCTCCTCCTCATCGAAGGCGGAGAACCGCAAGGAGGCGAAGGCGAACCACCCGCAGGCCAGAACACCCACGGCGAAGGCGACAACGCGAAGAACACCACGACCGACAACGCCAAGGAGTTCAGCCACGCGCTCGCCGCCCGCGTCGAAGAGGAAAAAGCGAAACTCGAAGCCAAATACGCCGGATACGACGAATACAAGGCCAAAGCCGCCAAATACGACGCCGGAGAATGCGACAACGCAGCGAAGCTCGAAGCGGCCGACAAGAAGATCGAATCGCTGACGAATGAGATCGCCGCGCTCAAGGCCACCGCCGAACGCGAAACCCTCATCGGCCAGATCGCCAAGGACACCGGCCTCGACCGCGACGTCATCGACCGGCTCAAAGGCGACGGAGACGAACTCAAAGCAAACGCGAAGGCGCTCAAGGACAGCCTCAAGCCAAACCTCGGACTGCCCACCCCACCAGCCAGCAAAACAGCCACCGCAACCACTGGCAGCATGACGCCGCTGCAGCTCCTCTCGCAAGCCTACGCGGCCAAATAACCATCAGAAAGGAACACAACCATGGCACTCAACCTCACCGAGGCCGCGAAGCTCTCCACCGACACCCTCGCCAAAGGCGTCCTCGAGACCTTCACGCAGGTCAGCCCGATCCTCGACCGCATCCCCCTCATGAACATCGCCGGCAACGCCTACGCCTACAACGAGGAAGATACCCTTCCGGGCGTTGCCTTCCGAGGCGTCAACGAGTCCTACACCGAGTCCACCGGCACCTTCAACCAGAAGAGCGAGAAGCTCGTCATCCTCGGCGGCGACGCGGACGTCGACAGGTTCATCCAGCAGACCCGCAGCAACGTCAACGACCAGCGCGCCGAACAGACCACGCTCAAGGTCAAGGCGATCAGCTACAAGTACCAGGAAACCTTCTTCAACGGCGACACGGCCGTCGACACCAAGAGCTTCGACGGCCTCAAGAAGCGCCTCACCGGCAAGCAGGTCATCGACGCCGCCACCAACGGCATGCCGATTCTCGGCGACTCCAACGCCGACATCCACAGGTTCTTCGACAAGCTTGACGAACTGCTCGGCGCAGTCCCAGGCATCAACCCCACCAACGGCGCCATCTACGCCTCCGCGGCCATCATCCGCAAGATCGGCAGCGCCATGCGCCACATCTCCTACGACACCACCCTCCAGCAGGACATCGTAGGCAAGCGCGCCATGCAGTGGAACGGCATCCCGCTGCTCGAGGCCGGACAGACCACCGCCGGCACGGAGATCCTCGACAACAACGAGACGCAGGGCACCAATTCCACCACCACCAGCATCTACGCCGTCAAGTTCGGTTCGAGCGAGGGCGACCAAGGCGTCACCGGCCTGACCAACGGCGGCGTGCAGGTCGATGACCTCGGCCAGCTGCAGGAAAAGCCCGCCTACCGCACCCGCATCGAGTTCTACTGCGGACTCGGCGTGTTCTCCGGCAAGGCCGCAGCACGACTGAAGGGGGTCGTCAATGGCTGACAAGAAGCTCGACGTCACCCCGCAGGAACCGGCCGAGGAGATCGGCGGGGACACCCCGGCGCAGCCGGAGGGGCCCCCCGGCGCCGGCCGGGGGAGCCCGCCACCACTCCGGACCCGCAGCCGGAGGAGCCCGCCCCGTTCCCTCCCGCCGGACACCGCAGCGAACGATTCGACGCCATCCGGCCGGACGGCACGCATGTGACCGTCACCCGCGACATCGACACCGGCGAGCAGCTCGTCACGGAGGCATGACCATGGCCGGCCCCTTCGCCACCACCGCCGACCTCGAGGAGATCTGGCGGACGCTCGACGACACGGACAAAACCAAGGCCGAACGCCTCCTCGCCGCCGCAAGCCGCAAGATCCGCCTGCAATGCCCCTCATGTGCGCAGGCGGAGGAGGCCGAGCCGGGCATCTGCAAGGACATCTGCTGCAACATGGTCAAACGCGCCATGGTCGCCGAGGAGACGAACCCCGAAGGACTCAGCCAGGGATCACAGACCACCGGCCCCTTCGCCGACAGCTGGTCGTACAGCAACCCAAACGGAGACCTGTACCTCACATCCAGCGAGCTCGCCGACCTCTCCGCCGCCGGAAGCGGCCGCATGTTCACCATCGCCATGACAGGAGACGACACATGAGGACGCCATCGACCGAAACCATCGAAGTGTGGCGCGGCCAGCCCACGACCGACACGGAAGGCAATCCAATCCAAGGCAAGCCCGTCCCTGTCGGCGCATTCCAGGCGGTGGTAGCCCCATCCTCCACCATTGACCAGGTCGAGGAGAACGCCAATCCACTGACCATCGAATACACGATCCACATCCGCGGCAGCCAACCGACAGGCATCCAGGCCACCGACCTGATCAAAGTCAGAGGCGTCCTTCTGCCAGTCAAAGGCAAACCGCAAGTATGGAACAACACCCACGGACGCCACATCGGCGACGTCATCGCCGTCGGAGAACGAAAAGGATAACCCATGGCCAAACGATGCAGATTCGTGTTCAACCGCAAGGCATTCAGCCAACAGGTGCTGAAGAACGAGACCCTGCGTGACCGCATGCGCGACGCCGCCAACGAGGCCGTCACCGACAGCCGGTGTATGGTTCGCGACCATAACGGCGCGAACCGAAACGGCGTGGCCATCCTCTGCCCCGCACCCGTGGAGAAGGCACACGGCACGTTGGAGGACACGCTCGGGAGGATGCGCGTATGAGCATCCCCGTCACCCCGCGGCGCACGGAGCCGCTGCTCCTGCCGAAACTCAGGGAGCTGTTCCCGGACGTGACGTTCGACACCATCGAACGAAGCGACCTCGAACCTCCCTTCACCGAAGCCACGCTGGCCGACTCCATGCAAGGCATGAGCACCCCAATCTCGCAGTACGTGCGGCTGCGGCTGAGCGTGCGCTGCATGAGAGAGGACCATACGGGCGACTGGGACAGGGCCGCCCGCCTGTGGGCCAGCATCGCAAGGGAGATCATCAGGCTCGGAACCGTCGCGCCGCTCATCAGCGCGTCACTGGAATCCGGGCCGGTACGCATGACGGACGAGGACAAGAGGATGGTGAGCGCGTACGGCGTGCTCCTGCTCGAGGTCTCCGTCAACTGAAACACAACAAGACGTGCCGCCACACGGGCAAGAACGAAAGGTATGGACGAATGTCCGACAACAACGAAGAAACCACCGCCGTCGAACAGGCGGCATCCGAAACCAGCGCGCAGGCGGCGCAGGGGGCGGCCGACTACGGGTACGTGTCCAGCGGCAACGACTCCGGAAACGTGCGCCTGATCAAGAACTACGCGCTGTTCCTGTTCCCCAAGGGCGACAGCACGTTCACGGCCCCGACCGGAGTGAACTGGGCGCCGCCGTCCGGCAAGAAACCAATCGGATACAGCACCGAGGACGGGGCCGTACTGCATCCGGAGCCTGGCGACAGCACCGACTACAAGGCGCACAACGGCGACATCGTCCTGTCCGACACGGATCCGGGCTACTGGACGCTGCAGCTCGCCGCGATGGAGGGACGCAAGGACGTGGTGTCCGCCTACTTCGACGTGGACATCGCAACGGACGGCGGCATCAGCATCAAGGGAGCCGGCCTGAATAAAGAGTGGATCCTCGTCCTGGTCGCGCTCGACCAGCGGGACCGCCCCTTCTTGCTGTACGGCACCAACGCGAAGGTGTCCGACCGTGACGACGTGAGCCTGAAGTCCAGCGAGATCATGAACTTCAGCATGACGTTCAAGATGCTCAAGGGCACTAACGGCGAACAGTTCCACGCGTGGGGCCTCGTCACCGAAGACGCCAAGTAGCCCATTGATTCTTCCCGTGCGGCCGATGGCGGTCGACCGCGCGGGACCATTACCCATAACCGCCGATAACCATGAAACGGAGACGAAATGAGCGACAACACCTACCATGTCGTGGACGTGGACCTTGCCGACGCGGAGGAGCTCAAGCCCGACGTGCACCTCGAGGTCGCCGGAGTGAAACTCGACCTGCCGAATCTCAACAACGCGGAACTGCCCATCGAACTCGTGCAGGCCATCCTCCTGGTCAAGAGCAGGCCGACGCTCTCCGACGAGGAGACCAGCGCGTGCATGGCCGCGTTCCTCGCATACTTCGAGAACGCGCAGCCGAACTTCTGGAACGTGCTACGTAAGACCAAACGCCCGATCGCCTACCTCATCGCCACGGTGAAGGCGTGGGCCGACGAATCCGGACTGGACCCAAAAGCATTTACCTCGCCCACCTCTGGAACAACCACCGCGCGGCGTTAGCCTACGACTGGATCCGAGCGTACGGGCAGATATACAGGCCCGTACGCTTCCGGGAATGGGTTGAAGGCCAACGTCCACGAGTCGATTGGGGACTCGCCTGGGCGTTGACCCGCGAAATCCTCAAAGACCACACAAGCCACTCGTGGATGGCGTTGCAGAACGCCGTCTACGCGCCCGACGGAGCCGAACAGGCGGTCTGGACGCTGTCCGGACAACGCAAACGCCCATGGTTCGACCACGAGCACGACCCACTCCACCCGCCAACCCCGACGTACAACCTCACCCGCCGTCAACGCGAGGACAGGGAACGGCTCAAAGCCTACTTCCACATCAACGACGACCTCTGACTCCGACCGCCATCGGAATCCCGACACACAGTAAGGAGCACGATGGCAGCACAGGACATCGGCGTCGCATACGTCCACGTCGAACCATCCGGCAAAGGATTCGGCAAAAGCATCGAAGGCGACATCGGCGACGCCGTCAGCAAAGCCTCCAGGAAAGGCTCCAACACCCTCATCTCGAAGATCGGCGGAGCGTTCGGCAAGATCGGCAAGGTCGGCACCGGCGCGATCGCCACCCTCGCCGGCGGCATCACCGCCCTGGCCGCCAAGGGCGGCTTCACGCGCGCCCTCAACATCGAGAACGCGCAAGCCAAGCTCAAGGGCCTCGGCCACGACAGCGCGAGCGTCACCGAGATCATGAACGACGCGCTCGCCTCCGTCAAGGGCACCGCGTTCGGATTGGGCGACGCCGCGACCGTGGCGGCCAGCCTGTCGGCCTCCGGCGTCAAGGAGGGCGGCGAGCTCACCCAGGTGCTCAAGACCGTGGCCGACACCGCGCAGATCAGCGGCAGGAGCCTGACCGACATCGGCATGATCTTCGGGTCGGTCGCCGCGCGAGGAAAGCTCCAGGGCGACGACATGCTCCAGCTCATGTCGAGCGGCATCCCTGTGCTTCAGATGCTCGGCAAGCATCTGAACAAGACCAGCGCCGAAGTGTCCGACATGGTCTCGGACGGCAAGATCGACTTCCAGACCTTCGCCGACGCCATGCAGGAAGGATTGGGCGGTGCCGCCCAGAGCGCCGGAACCACGTTCGCCGGCGCCCTGGCGAACGTGAAGGCCGCGTTGAGCCGACTTGGCGAGACCGCGGCCACGCCGGTCCTCAACGGCCTGCGAGGCCTGTTCAACCAGGCCATACCGCTCATCGACTCGTTCACCGCCGCCGTGAAACCGACGCTGGAGAAAGTCGGCGCCGGATTGCAGAAGGGATTGGAGCAGGCAATCCCCACAGCGCAGGCGAAGCTCGCCTCATTCTCCACGTTCGTCCGGAACCTGCCGGGGATCCAGATGCTCATGGCATCGGTCACGAGCCTCAGGGCGCAGCTGTCAGGCCTGGCTGCCGCGATGGTCTCGCTGACCTCCAAACTGAACCTCGGCGGCGAGGCCTCCTCGAGATTCGGCGGCATCGTCTCCGCGCTCGGGAATCTGCTCGCATCGGCCGCGCAGTCCCTGGCCAACGCCGCGGGATGGGCGAAGACGTTCGTCAACACGTTCATCGAGACAGGTGCTCTCCAGCCCTTCCTGCATGCGCTGGCGAACCTCGCCACCGGACTTGCATCGGTGGCCACGGCGCTCGTCTCGGCCGCATCGCAGGCGCTCGGCTTCGACAACTCCGGGCAGACGGCGGGATCGGCGGCACAGCGGTTCGCGGCGGTCCTCGACACGCTCACCGGCGCGCTCATGACCGTGGGCGGCTGGCTGCAGTCGGTCGGGCAGTGGGCGCAGCAGAACGGCGCGCTGGTGTCCGGCGCCCTGAAAGCCATCGCCGTCGCATTGCTCGCCGTCAAGGGCTGGGACATCGTCTCGACCGGGCTGAAAACGGTTTCCGGCGGACTGAAGGCCATCTCCGCGACCGCCTCCGGCGTGGAGAAGACCGCCACGGCCGCATTCGATCTGATCGGCAAATTATCCGACGTGGGAAGCGCGGCGGGCGGCCTGAAGCAACTCGCCAGCTCGTTCAATATCGTCAAGGCCGCCCAATCGGCGTGGAGCTCGGTGACCAAGGCTGCTACCGTCGTGCAATTGGCATTCAGCGCTGCCTTGGATGCGAATCCGATCGGCATGCTTGTCGTAGCCATCGGCGCGGTCGTCGCCGCACTGACATGGTTCTTCACCCAAACCGAAACGGGCAAACGACTCTGGAACAGCTTCGCCACATGGTTCATGGGAATCTGGAACCAGATCAGCACCGCATGCCAGCCAATCCTGCAAGCCATCGCCATATTCATCACCCAGACCATGAGCCAAATCCAGCAAATCTGGCAAACCGGATGGACACTCATCACCACCGTCCTCCAAAACGTCTGGAACACGATCGGCCCCATCATCATGACCGCGCTCACCGCGATCATCACCGGCATCCAAACATTCATCACCACCATCACACCACTCCTGCAAGCCGGAATACAGAACATCCAAACCATCTTCCAAACCGCCGTCACAATCATCAGCACGGTCTGGAACGGACTATGGAACACCATATCCACCGTCGTACAAGGCGCATGGACCATCATCGCCACAGTCATCAGCACCGCACTCGCCGTCATCCAAGGCATCATCCAACTGGCGCTCGCGGTCGTCAACGGGAACTGGAGCGCCGCGTGGTCGGCCATCCAGGGCATCGTGTCGGCAGTGTGGGGCGGCATCCAAGGCGTCGTCTCCGCCGGCATCGGCATGGTCAGCGGAGTGGTATCCGCCGCATGCTCGACAATCCGGAGCGTGTGGGCCGCGTTGTGGAATGGCGTCGGAAGCATTGTGTCGAGCGTCTGGGGTGGCATCGTCGGCACCGTAAGCAACATGGTTGGCCGTGTCGGGAGCGTCGTGAGCGGGATCGGCGGAACCGTCCGGAGCGCGGTGTCCGGCGCGGGAAGCTGGCTCGTCAGCGCGGGACGCAACATCATCCAGGGATTGATCAACGGCATCACAGGAATGGTCGGCTCGTTGTATTCCAGCATCACCAACGCGTTGTCGGGCTTGGTGGACAAGGCCAAGAACGCTTTGGGCATCCATTCCCCGTCGCGTGTGTTCCGCGACGAGGTCGGCGTGATGGTCGGACGTGGCATGGCATTGGGCATCGACGATTCCGCGCATGTGGTCAGCCGTTCCATGGATTCGCTCGTCTCCACGATGAGCCTCTCCGACGCGGACTGGTCGAAGACCGGCAGGCTGAACGTCACGGCCGGCACCGGCGCCAATGCCGGCGACGGCGATCTGCGGGAACTCATCGCGGCCGTCGAATCGCTGCACGACGACCTCGGATCGATCATCGCCAGGTGTACGCCGACGATAGGGGACCGCGACTTCGCAAGGAAGGTGAGAAGTGCAATCGCTTGAATACGTGTGCGCCGCCACAGGTGAGCGAATCAGCTTCGAAGGGCCTCTGTACGGCGAAACGCTCGCCGGACTGCGCGGCCGCGTCTGGGACTACAGCATCGGCGCACGCGGCCTGACCGGCATCACCCGCGGCGCGCGCGAGGAGACCGTCGCCGTGAAGATCCACGACTCGACCGCCACGCTCGACCTGCTGCGCCGCCTCGCCGACGCCGACATGGCCGCCGGCACGCCAGGCACCCTCGTGGCCGACGGCGAATGGGAGACCAGGGCGTGGATCGCGAAGAGCGAACCGCAGTCCATCACGCCCACGATGGTCGAGACGCAGCTGACCATCGTGCTTGCAGACGGCGTGTGGCGGCGCGGGACCACCGAACACCACGACCCGCGAGCCGACAAGGCCGCCGGCGACCTCGACTGCCCGTACGACTACCCGCACGACTACGCCGGCATGAGCATCCTCGACACCGTGGCCAACGCGACCGGCATGCCGCAGCCGGTGAAGCTCACGATCTTCGGCCCGTGCGTCAACCCGTACATCATCATCGGCACGAACCGGTACGAGGTCGACGCGACCATACCGGCTGGCAGCAGACTTGAAATCGACGCGGCCTCCGATAGCAGAACCGTCACGATGATCTCGGACACCGGCCTGCGCACCAACCTCTTCGGCAAAGCCGTGCGAGGCACCGGACGCGGATCCGGTACCTACATCTTCGAACCGCTGCCGCCCGGCACGAGCACGATCAGCTGGGCCGGCGGATTCAAATTCGACCTGACCGCCATCGAAGAGAGGAGCGAACCACCATGGACCTGATCGTCACCGACACGAACGGCACGCCGTCCGGCTCGTACGCCTCGTGGACGCTTGACCTGGCATACGGGTCGGGGGAGAACGACTTCGACCTCCGATGCCCGGCACGTCTGCAGCCCGGATGCCGGTGGTGGGTCGACGGGACAGGCTGGGGCGGCATCGTCGACGACGTGAAGACCAGCGTCACCGGCGGCGAGGGCGAGCTGACCTACCACGGGCGCGACTGGCACGGCCTGCTCGCCTCGAAGATCCTCGAACCCGACAAGGGCAAGGACTACCTGACCATGAGCGGCACGATCGGCACGCTCCTGCGCACCGTCATCTCCCGTATCGGACTGCAGGACATCATCACCGTCACGGAAGGCACGTCCAAAACCGCACGCTGGCAGTTCGACCGGTACTGCGACGCGTGGAGCGGCCTGTCCAAGATGCTGCGCGCATCAGGACTGCGGCTGCGCATCACCGCAGCGCAGAACGGCGTGGCGGGCGACGCGCCGCCGAGCACGGCCGGCGGGGACCCCAGCGGGCCCGCACCCATCCACCTG